TTCTGATGGTACATCAAATCCAAAAACACTAATTGTTTCAGGATGGTCATTTGAAACATATTTTGATTTGGAATTAAATTTCCAATATTTTTTCTTTTCTAACATTTTAGAGGCGGGAATTTTTTTCATTTCTCCCCACTTACCATTTGTTTGCTCTTTAGTCCACATCTTATGATTTGGTGTAACAAGTGTATCAATTTTTTTACCTTCGAAATGTAGCATTTTGCCATTATATTTCGACATATGTAATTCAATTGGCTTATGATACTCTATCTCATTTGTTTCTTGATTTACACAAGCTACTTTAAAATCTTCCTTCATAGTAAGAACAGATGATACTTGACCGTCCTCATCTAATTCAATACCATTAACATAGTTAGGGTTGATTGAAATAGAGGTTGTCTTATGAACTAATTGATCTATTGTCTTAAACCCACTATCTGTTAGAACCTCGCAATCAGTCGAATAACATTCGCGGAGCTTGTCAAAGAGCATTAATTGTCTAAAAATACATACAGGAAGACCAGTCCCTCTAATTTCGTAAGGACTGATTCTGCGAGCAAGATGTGAGACGTGAAAGTTATCTAATGGAATATTTTCGCCACGCTTAACTGAATCAATAATGTGCTGATTTAATTGTTTACGTTGTTCAATATCGGCTGGTTTATTCGATTTTACAATTGTTTTTAGATTTTCATCTGGACGTAACATTATTATAGGCTCATTAGCCACTACAGTACGTTTAACAATCATATAATCAGGATTTTGAATTAATAGTCTACTCCATTTACCTTTACTTTCATCAAGCTCTCCGTAAACGAATGATTCTCCTAGTAGCCAATATTCTTGTGCTATCTGTACGCAAATGTTCATTAGATCAATTTCTTCAATCATATCATTGAAAAACTTCTCTATATCTTTATTTGCGCATTTAATGTTTAACTTACTTATTGGATAAGTACTATGTAAGTTAATAGCGTTATGTACAAATGGGTTTAAAGCATAAAAGCTACGACACCAGGCATTGATGGTAGCTCTATCACGAGGTAAGTTTAAGTTACTGTTTAACCATAATGGTGAATAGACTTCTGGTGCCTGTTTAACAGTATCACCAGCGCCCCTATAGCCTCCACCGCTTACAACTTGTGCAGTTTTCTTGATACCTACAGAAGCCAAAACATTTGAATTGCTTGTTAATCCGTTATCTTTGACTGTTGGTCCAGAGCCATCTCTGAATAAGCCTTGATCGACTTCGTTTGATATACCATCCCTACGAACATGCGATACGCCTTGCGCCATTAATGCGCTTACTTGTGGAACTGTAGACCTATTTTCTAAATATTGTTCGGATTTAGACTTCTTTTGTGCTGTCATGAAACCTCATTTTACTATACCACTATACACAATAAATAATATAACAGCAAAAAATAAGTATTTCTATTGATTTACATCCTTCTTTTAATGTAACCAGTCAAAATTAATGGCTTATTCTTATCCTTAAATGATTGTTCTTGTAGTAATGGGTTGTTATTTGTGAATCCCTTACTAACCAAAAACTTATAAGCAATGTAAGCATTAAGCAAAGCCATGAAACCGTCGTTTGGTGTACTTCCTTTAATATAATGTATTGTAGGGTCTCCAGTTTTAGAAATAGATGGCTTGATTTCCATGCTAGCGCAATGCTCAATTAGCCATGCTAACTTTTCATAATCACCAAAAGGAAATTTAATCATTCCTCTTTTAATTTTCTCATAAAGCTCAGCAATATAGTAATCTCTTTCGAATACTATTTCTTTAGGAAATGCATCTTGTCTAAATTTAACATGATCATTAACTTTAGAATGCGCTCTGGATACTAAATACCTATCACCATATTCATTATGAAGTGTATTTGAAAAGTCATTAGAATAACCAATATCTCCTACAGCTAAATCAATGCTGTATTTTCTCATTAGCTGATCTATAAGACCTTTTTTACTTTCAGGATCATTACGTTTAAACTTAGTTGCGAACTCAATAGATAATAAACCCGGACCTTTTGCAGTAAGGATGACGGCAGTACTATATGATTGCCCTCTTACAGTACTAGATTCTGGATTAGCCATTTGCTCAGCATCAGCACGAGCACCATAATCTATTCCTAATACGACCATTTGTTCTTCGCCTGGTGCAATTCCACTACGAAATTTTCTACCTATGTCTGCACAATTTTCTCTAATTTCTTCTGGAGTTATTGGGCTAGTATCACCTTGGAAAAACTCTCCAAGAACTTCATTTTGAAAAGTTCTCTCAGTATTGATTGGATGAGTTCCAGGCTTTTCACTCATTAAGTCTTCTTTAGTAAAAGTAGGCATGTATATTTGATTGATATGAAATCCAATCATTTTACAATCCTCATCACCCGGATCTTTTAGTCCGACCCATTTACCACGCTCAGCAGCTTGGCGCTTATCTTGTTCAAAACCACAATGAGTACATTTGACAATAAATCCATGTAACCAAATTTTTTCCCACTCATCAGAGCCAGGAGTGTAAAGCGGAAAATGTTTTTTACAACTCTCACAGCCTAAGTAGTAGTATTGTTGAGAAGAACTCTGCCACATTTTATGGAAATCTGATCCTTTACGACGTGGTGTTCCGAAGAATACTTGTACGCCTTTAGATGATCTGCCATATTTAGCAGTATTTAGAATTTTTAAGGCATTACCAATAGCTTGACCAGTGGTCTTCTGAACTTCATCAAAAAAGATAACATCAGCAGTACGACCCATGATTCTATCTGCATCTAATCCTGTTGATTCAATCCAAATATGATTGCCATTAATGAATTGTTTGAAATGTAATGAATCATTTGTTGCGCTTGATGTATCAAGCAAACTTTGCATGTATGATTTTGATTTTGAACCAGGCTTGCCGTCACCTGTCTGAATAGATGAAAGAATCATAGAATTTAATTTGGTCTTAGAATAAGCTGCGGCAAGCTCTAGCTGTGGGAATGCATGAATAACTCTAATAGGTGGATTATTGCCAACACCAAAAATGCCGGAGCCCATGAAATACATTTCAAGAGCACCAGCCATAGTTGTTCCTCCGACCTGACGACCTTTTACAAGTATAACTGGTTTTGCTGTTGGTTCTAAAGCCTTGATTCCAATATACCTATAAATATCTGCAAATGGTTTATAACCATTATTATGTAAACTAAACTTCTTACCATCTAGTGTTAAATATCTCTCAACGAAACTTACTGGATCGAGCATTAACAACTGATTTTTTAATTCTTCAAATAAATATTTACTATCACTCATGCTTTATTAGAACTTAACTGGATTTAATCCGCTAAACGCATCAGTATTAGAGATGTCAATGTCTGATGCATTGCCTCTATCTCTTGTGCCCAAAGTATCGTTGTTGTGGAAATTTTCGGCATTTTCTTTCTTAGCTCTTAAGTTTAATGAACTTACAAACCTTATAAGATTATCCTCATCCCAATCTTTGGAATCAGATACATCCCTTTGATGAATAGATCTGATATGCGAAATGATTGCTGGGATTGGTAAATTCCCTTTTGACTCCCTAATATAGTTTTCAAAAGTCTTCTTTATTGAAGGAAACTTTTTAATAACTGAAGGTGTCATGTCTTTTTCTACGGGTTTACCTTCAGAGGCAACTTTCTTAGTTACTTCTTCTGTCCCAGACATTTTAACTTTTTCTAGATAAGCTGTTAGACCGCTTCTTTGTTGCATATCATCGACAGCAGATTGTACTGAAGGATATTTTGCTTTACTACCATTCATAATTGAATTGATTTGATTAAACAATGAGTCATCAGTTCTTTTTGGTTGAACAGCCTCTTTTTGAAGACTTTTTTCAAATTGTTTCAACCAATGATCTTCACCATCGACATCATCTGCGTTTCTAGATATTACTGATTGGTGCCTTGTATACTTAGACATATTTATCCTTTGTAGTTAGCAGCCATATCCATATTGTCGCTGCTTGAGAAATCAACGTCTTCATCTTCCAAGTAACCTCTATCTTGACGTAATGCAAAGCCCATGTCAGCTAGAAGCTGCATGGTCTCAGCTCTTTCACGAGGAGTTAGTTTGTATCTCTCAACTTGTTTGCTGTAGATATCTTCAATATCATGACCACCAGAAACCATGCCATTAATACAGACTCTGGCAATTCTTGAAATAAGAAGTGGTACAGTGACATAAACACCTTGAACACCAGTAACTTTTTGAGCCTCTTTGATCATACCAAGCTCTTCTTCAGACGCCTTCTTGCCTTTTCTTTTGGCTTTTTTGCTCTTGCTTACTTTATCTAATCTTTCATTAAGTCTACTGATACCTTCATCGATTTCAGATCTTACAGCTTCAATCTTATTAGCATCTAACTCACCTTCTAAATCAAGTCTCATGGCTTTAGAAATTTCTGAATCTAATTTATCAAGATAAGCTACGGCTCTTTCTAAACCGGCAGAATCATATCCAGAATGTTTTGGAATAGAGCTAATTCTATCTTTAATCCAAGCAACGAAACCTGTAGCACCTTTTGACGCCCAATCCCATTTATCATTTTTCTTGCTTTTACTAGCCTCATTATCATCAGCTTCAGATTTTTCATCAACTTCATGCTCTTTGTCTTCAACGACAATTTCAGGATGAGTTGTTCCAGGTGGTGCGCCTGGTAAATCACCTACATGAATTTCAATTTCAATATCAGCATTACCCTGTTCAGTAGGATCAACGACAATACTAGGCATACCTTCGTGTTCATGACTATGTTCACTGTCATGTTCATGTTTTAATTCTGGCATTCCCTCAAGCATTTCCTGTACAAACAGTTCACCATGTTCGTCATCATGCTTATGGTCTTTTGGTCCATCAGCAAGCATTACAGAGTCCTGCATATCATTTACTTCAAGTTCATCAGTTTCAAATAATGGCATTACGTACCTCTAGGCTTTATGTTTATATGCGTCTATATGTAGAAAAAGGCGCAATTGTTCTATTCTATCATTCAACAAATTCATTTTTTAGTATCAAATCGTATGGTTTATCTTCATCAGGAACAGTCTCATTACTACTTAACATCCCACCAATAAGAGATGTATTTCCAGCAACACCTTCTCCATCGATCGATTCTGAAATTTGTTCATCTATTGGAAAGTCAATAGCCATTTTTGTAAGTATTGACATCAATGCCATTCTTCTAGCTATTTTATTTGCTTTTTTCGTTTTCGTTATAGAACCATCAGGCTGAATCCAAGAATCATCAGCCTTATACTTGTCTTTTATCTTCTTTTTCTTCTTCTTGAAATCATCTACGCTATCATACTTGTCCATATTTTGATATAAGCTGGCGCCTGGTCCATGCTTAGGAGCACCATCTACACCTTCTGTTTCGTATAAATCGTAATTGTTATAGAAAGGTTCTTTGAATCTTGGCTGAACTACCAAAGCAGGTTCAGCTTTATATTTAGTCTTTTTTGGGGTTGGTTTTTCTGTGCCACCATAATAGGCTAATTTATCATTTGACATTTGTTACATTTCCACGCTTAATATAATAT